ACTCAGCGCACTCCGTAAGTTCTTACGGTTCGCTAAACGCGAAGGTGCCGAGGAGATATTACACGTCGGTGACCTTTTTGAAGGGCGTATGAGCCACAGAGGGTCAGAATTTTTACGGTTCTTGGATTCTGCGGATGAAATGGTCGATTATGCTGTAGCCAAGTATCCCGACACTGGACTGAAGACTTCAATCATTACCGGGAACCATGACATCTCTCTCATGAAAGAGAGTGGATACAATCCGGTTCGAGCAGTTTGTAAGCAGCGTGATGACTTTAAATTCATGGGCAATGACGAAGCGTTCGTCTCCATCCACGGAGTAAAGATTCGTCTATACCATCCGGGTGGAAGTCCGGGGCTTGCTAAAAGCTATCGGGCACAACAAGAGATCTGGAGGAACGAAATTACCCCTGACATCTTGCTTGTCGGACACTTTCACTTCTTCAACTCGGTGTATGAGAAAGGAGTCACCGGCGTTAACGCTGCGTGTTTCCAATCTCAGACACCGTATGAAAAGGGGAAGAACCTCCATCCAAACGTAGGTGGCGTGTTGTTAGACATACACAACAACAAGCGTGTAGGCGTTACTTACGTCCCGTACGATCCTTTGAATTCGGACTGGTAGTTAAGCTACGGAGAAGTTTTCCCATGCAGCCTCTTGTGCCGAATAACTCGCGACTTGCATAACAATTCGCGCATTGCCCGGTTTGCCTAAGCTAACAGGTTCTCCCAGTTCGAACATCTTAAGGAACTCATCCGCTTCATCACGATCCTTGAAATTGACGACAATCTCTTTTGTGGTTACCGTGTGCGTTGATGCGGATTTACTGGGTACGATCTCAGGTTCGATAGGTTCCGGGTCTTGTGGGAGCGTAATTCCATCTGTCACAGGCACTGGAAGCTTTAATGCGCCTTCAGTATCTGGTTCATACGGAAGCTCTGATCCTGCGCGACGTTTTCTAGCCTGTGCTTCCTTTAACCAATCACTAATATGAATGGAATCCTCTGGTGTCCACTCGGCATCGATCTCAAAATTTCGTCCGGCCTCAGCCAATAAACTTACTGCGAGTGTTGGAGTGAATCCATGCGACATAGCGATCTCAGAGAACATCGTAAGAACTTTCGTTTCTGAGGATTCCATAGCCTGTTCCTCAGTCATACCTTTTACCTGTGCAGCAAATTCTTCCGCAGTTACTTGCGTATCACCGCCACCACGCAATTCAGCGATAAGGTCACTCTCATTAATCATGTTGCCTCCTGTTAGTTAAGGCTGTGTGTACAATCGCTACAGCATCTTTAGGGTTATCGACAACACGAGCGACACCTGCGCCGCTATCGTTGAGTTCCTTTAGTGTGTAGTCTTGAATCTTTGTTGTCTTTCCTGTTGATGTTTTTACTTCGAACGCGAAAAAAAGTCCCTCACAGCCGCCCAAAATATCCGGTATTCCGGCTCGTGTGATAGCAGACCCATGATACTTAACCCACCATCCACCCACCTCCGATTGGAGGTGGCGGATAATGGATTGTTGGAGACGAGTCTCTGGATTAGACACCCAGTGACGAGAACTCTTCAATAAGCTCTTCTGTCTTACCCCACGGGCGGTGATCGACGAAGCGCTTAATCTTAGACTCTAACTGTCCCTTGACAGTCTCACCCTGACGGTTCACCCAGTCACGACCAACTTCTGCTGTCAGTACAGCCCCAACGTGCTTTCCATTTGCGGAAGACCACGGAACGGCTACCTGTTGTCCTTCAGGGTATTCCATACCATTGAGCGCTTCAGCGAAACTACGTTGGAACCAGTACGATGCTTCAGAATCTACGAACGCCGAAGTAAGCTGCGTTCCGACATGCTCTTCAGCGCCTACCGGACCATCGACAATCTCGAACGTGGCAATTACGCCTTCATTGCCCGAGTTAAACTTGCGCTCCTCTGAATCAATAATTTCCAACTGGTAGTTCCCATCAGGAACGATAGGTCTGCTGAATCCAGATGACCCACGCTGGCTATCCTTAGACTGAAAACTACGATCACTTGCTGGCACGAGTGCCCTCCAATGCTTGGACGATCTTCGTCCATGTGGGGTCATCCATCCTTGCGGGAAGACGACCTGATCTATCTTTTGCGGTGATGACGGGCTTCTCTTGGAAGTCCAATCGCCGCTCCCAACCTCCGCCCTCAGCTTTCACAAGCGTCAAGCGGCCTATAACAGACGTGATTCGGTTAATCCCACGCCATACAGAGTTCACAAATTCTGGTCTGACCTCTGAAATCGTCTTCTGTGACCAGTTTTCTCCGACACCCTGATAGTCGATATGCTCATGTGCAGTGACAATGAGTGTCACGTCACGCTTTTTCAACTCTTGAAAATGCCTAACCATCATATCACGTACAACCTTATAATGGTTGCCAAAATCCTCATGGGCACCCAATTTCACGAGTGCCTCTCCAGCAAGCATCTCCTGTAGGGTGGACCCTGTATCGTACGCAATGACATCATAGTTCTCAGCGTTTCCAGCTTCGAGCCACTCAGACAATCCATACCACTCTTCGAGTGTGTTGAGTCTAACGGTGTCGATAGGTAGCTGGTCAAGAGTTTCCGCACCGCCGAAATCACAATCAATCAATAGTACTTTCTTACCTGCGCTATGTACGGTTCCAATTAAATGTGTTTTACCCGCGCCCGGTTGTGAGTACACGACGAATAGCCGATGATACGATTGACTATTAGCCTTAGTAATTGTCGGGGCTTCTCCTCGTGGTGCTCCCGGAGTTTCCGGCGTAGCAGCCTCGACTTCACTCTGTGGGACTGGCATCTGCCCTCCTTATATACTTAACGAGATTTGCTTGTATGGTAAATACAGGCACACCATCGTTGAACACTTCTACAAACGTTGCGTCACCGTACTCGTTGATCACACATCGTTGACCCTCGATTTCAAACGGCTCGCTTTCTTCTACACCATAGACCCTATATGTGTGTGTCTCCCCCTCATTAGGCTGGCGCATGGTAACGATCCCAATAGTCGCTTTTCTCGAATTGTCGTAGTTCCTCTTTAACTAGATCTTCATCTCCCTGTAACTCAGCCCCACAGATACCCTTGAATTGACATGAGGGGCAGGTAAATGGTCCCACAGATCGCGGGAAAACATTTGCTTTAGTCGCGGCATTGATGAACGAATTTGTAGCCCTGATATCTCGTAACGCCGTCTGAATAATATTCGGTGTCATACGGATGACGCGCCTGCGAAAAAATGGACTGGGCTTCAAATTTAAGTCCGTAATCTGCCTATCATATTCAGATAGGTTTATTGTTGGATGTTCCCATGATGCCTTCTCAACCGCATCGATGTATTCGAAGACTGTGGTCTCAATAGCACGACTCGATATGCGCGGTCCTTTGCCATCAGCATATGTGCCGTCTGATCTTGGCTTATCTTTCAACCCAACGACTGAAGGAGTAGTTGGAGCTTTCGTTAAGATATAGTCAAAGACTACCTGCTCAATCTGTTCTATGTTCTGACGGTTCCACAACCCCGCATAGAACGCAAGCTGCGGATCATTGAGTTGAACACTATCGTCAGGGATGCGTCCGGTTGTTTTGCGGTCTATTAATGTTAGACCCTCACCAAAGCGTTCATCACGAACGAGAAGGTCCATAATACCAACGTGTCGCCGACCATCGATTTCAACGTCCAACTTATGTTCAACACCCTCTACTTCCCAGTTATCGTCTTGATATTGGAAACGGTAGGATCGAACGATACGGCGGAGATCATCGGGAAGTGGGGGGAGAACCCTGTCTCCTTTCCCACGGTTCTGGTAAATCGCACGCTGGTCGGCTGTTAATGCGTTCCAGCGCTCCTCGACAAGTGATAGTGCCTTTTCATCTCCCATGCTCTCTGCGTTCTCAAAGAACTTATGGGCTTCAATACCCATACGAAGCGGCGCGGTGAGATGCACAGGTCGAAGGTTATCAACGTAACCAAATCGATACGCGAGATTACACCGTTGGAACGCCCGTGTAGGTGAAATTGCAATGGGACGAACCACTGGATTGTCAATCATAAAGCTGCCCTCCATAAGACTAATTATACCACACTATTCTTTGGTTGATTCTTCTTCTTCGTCGTACCCGCACTCTAAACAGTACAGCCAGTCGACGTCTCGTTCCATGTAAGACTCGCAGTCCGGGCAACGGACACCCGTGAAAGTTCCAACACTCTCGTCTGCAAATGCTTTTTCTCTGGCGTCGGCGAATCCGTCCATATTACTCATGTCCAGTGATCTCCTATTGTCCATTCTGCCTCAAGAGGAATGGGCGCTGAAAAACCGAAATGTAGATCCAAAACCGATAATGCATCATCCATTAATGTAGCTACAATATCCTCTCCTGTTCCGATTGGTTGTTCCCATATAACCGAGTCATGAACCGATGCTACGACGTGGACATCGTTATAATCTTGCAATGCTACCAGTGCTGCGTGTGTAATGTCAGCAGCCGGGGATTGAACAAGAAAATTAATCCCCTGTCGTATGGTGTGGTACACAATCTTTGAATCGTTCGAATCAACGTCTTCTAAGTGTCGCGTTCGTCCGAATATCGTGGTGAGAGATTGGTCGTGTCGGACACGATACTCAGTACGCTCATGCCATTCTCTAAGCCCGGGGTAGGCGTTAAAATAAGAGTTTCGGGCGGCGTAGGCATCGTCGATTGAGAAGACCGTTCCGTATTCTTTGAAAGCATGTTGGGCAAACTTAGTTGCTCCCATACCATACAGGAATCCAAAGTTGATGGCTTTAGCTCGTTGTCGTTCTTCATTGGTAACCTTTCCTCCCACAATAGTTTCGGCGGTAGCGGCATGAATATCCACACCGTCGCGAAAGAGTTGGCACATGTGTTGATCAGGAGCGATGATTGCTGCAACCCGAAGTTCAACTTGTGAAGCATCCCATGAAACCATCTCATGGCCCTCACGTGGCGTGAACACACGTTTCATCTTGTGTTCGGGATCACGTGGGACTTGTTGCATGTTGGGATTTTTAGCTGAGTGTCGCCCCGTGTCAGTTAATGGAAAATAGCTTGCATGGATACGGCCATCTGGCATCACGTAGTCAGGCCACTTGGTAGTGTATTTTACGATCAGCGAACGAATATCTTTCCACTTCCGGTACTGGTCAACCAGCGGGTATTGATTGCGGAGATGCAGGGTCGCATCTTCACTCACCGACAGTTTTCCTGTCTTTGTTCGTTCGGTTAGTGGCACACCGGCTTCAACCAACCACTTCGCGACTTGTTGGGGCGAGTTGAGATTAACGCCGGGTGCGTAGGGCTTGTAAGCGGTTTCTAGCTCCAACAGATACTCATGCAATTCAGTATTGACACGATGATCAAAGCCAATACCATTATACTCCATATCCCCTACTGCCTTACTAAATTCCATGATGAATTTGAAGTAGGATTCATTGGCACGGTACTGCCAAAGCTCATAGAGGGCATAGGTGTATGTACAGTCTAATGCACAGTATTCAGAGTAGGATTCCCATGGCTCATTCACGTAATCAATATCTTCTCCATATGCTGGAGCATCAAATAGTAACTGTGCGAGCGCCTCTAACCCTGTCGGTTGACCTTCATCAACATAGTGAGCAAGGAGCATGGTATCGACAATGAAATGCCCTTCAAACCCGTATGCCTTACGGAGCCAATTGCGTTCAAACTTTGCGTTATGCGCGATTAGCGATTTAGATTCAAGGATCTTCAATAAGGGCTTGATATATGGATCTTTAAAAACATGAGCTTCGGTATCAGATAAGGCTACACCGATC